TCTGAATGAGTTTCTCACCCTTCTCAGGGCGGGCTTTGAACTGGCAGACCTTGATGATCACGGTTATTTGTATTCGCGTTTGAAACGCTCGCTACCAATCTCATTCCGATCTTTATCGTAACGAGTGGTGAAGTCTTCATGGGAACGTTGTTCCTTTCCCATGCCGCCCTGCAAATTGGCCTTCCCAGCACTCATCAACGCCATCGTAAACGGCGACATATTCTTGTCGCCGCCACCACGACCTTGAGCAACGTTCTTTTGGATCTCAGACATCATCTTGATCGTTTCCATGGGGACGGCGGGTCCACCTTCCAGCTCTTTGGCCATCATGTTCCGGACAAACGATCCTGCGAGCAGGGGTTCACCAGCCATGGTGGGGGACACGTGGTGCAGAGAATCAAAATACCTACGGGTCTTCTCCTCGTCCTCCCCCTGCAGAGTAGGGTGAGACTGAAGCATCGCCTCATACTGACGTGGTTTGTTGATCTTTTCAGCCAACGCCTTGCCCGCACTATACACACCACTGCCTGCAGCTCCGATACCGGCCAAAGCTGCACCGGTGGTTACTGTGTTGCCCACCATGTGACCAAACCGATTGGCCGCGCTGGCTGCTGCTTCTGGGGCAGTCCCCAACGTGACACCCTTTGCAAAGCTCCGAGCCATATCTGAAATCCAGCCAGCCGTCTTGTCAGACGACTCCTTCACAGCCAAGAACTCTTCGAGTGGGTTCATGATCAGTACCCCTGGTTCTGTTGATCTCTGTTGGCTTTCCAAACCCTGAACTTGTAGATCGCCTCTTGAACCGGGTTGGATTCGTACACCTTCTTCGCACCGAGAGCGGCGGCTGCGTGAGGTGTGTACTTCACCGCAGTACCAATAGCTCTGTGGCCTTTTTCCGCTAGGTGTTTGCCCGCGGCTCCCGCTGCACCGGTAGCTGCATTCCAAGCACCACGAATGATGCTGCCCTCTGCGGATGCCTTCTTCTCCCGCAGCAGAGCGGCGACCTTGGTCAGTACATCTAGTTTCACAGCATGCTCCTCAGTTTGGTACGCACACCAGCCAGCTGTTCATCAACCACCTTGATCGCGGTCTCGAGCTGCCGATGACCACCAGCCACCTTGATGAAGGCATTGAACTTCTCCAGCAGTGGGTGCTGGGGATTGACCACCACTCCTGCAGAAGCAGTCTTCTTCAAGGAGGAGCCCAGTGCATCCTGCTTGACCCCTCGATCTGTCAGGTGCTTTCCGATCTCGAGCATGGCCTGCTTGTGCAGCAGGACGTTGTCAGTGAAACCCGAGAAAGCCCTGGCGATATCGCCCAGCGGGACTCCCTGTAGGAATTCCTGGGTGACGGCATGACAAAGGTCAGTCCGGACGTCATCGTAGATCACCCCGGAAGAACCCAGTTTGCTCAGCAAGTCCTGCCGAACACCTTCCAGGACAACCTTCAGTTCGTACACGTCATCCCGCGGGTTGGCATGTAGGCTGTGGTTCGTGCGCGCCTCTGCGGACTTCTCCATCCCAGGCTGAACGCCAAACGCCTCAGCCAGCTTGTCCATGGAGACGCCGGCCGTCTTGTAGGAACCGGATGGCGTCCCGTAGTCGTTCGACTCCACCTGGTGTACTGCGGGATTCGAACCATCGTTCAAGTCCCGAAGCGCCCTACCTGGGTCTGCCGGACCACCTTCGAAGGTGACATTGCGAACCTCACCACCCTTCTCGAAGGCATGGAGGTACGCCGTTGTGTTGGCGAACTCACACACCCGCTTCACCTGCTCAGGGGCCAGCCTGGCTTCCTTCACCGTCTCGATGACAGCATCGGTCAGACCCATGCCCTCATCCCGGTGTCTGACAGCAGCACGTTTGCCCATCATCTCCAGTTCTTCTGGATCAATGGAACGCGCGGCCTTTTGTTGTGTGAATGCGAGAGGAACCGCTCCAGCGATGTCGCTCATGTAGCCTCTTTCACTTGGTATTGAAGACAGGTCAACCTTAACATAAGGTACACGGTACAGAAGATCGTGGGAAGTCCATCAAATAAACCTGACCCCAGCCTGCTGATGGATGCCAGGATAGCAGTTCTTGAGAAGCAAATAGAGTTCCTTCTTCGGTTGAACGGACTCAACCTCTCTACCTTCCGAACAGCCACGGATGAACAGCTGCTCCAGGTCTATCGGGATGCCGTCCAGCTTCTTGGGATGCCGGACAAACGGATCGAACTGGAGATAGTGGAGAGGTGGTCTGAAACCTTCCAACAAATCTCGGAAGTAGAGATCATAAGGCTTCAACCCATCGTGGAACACGAGCATCCCTGGGAGCCCTTCTATCTGGTCTGCATCCGGATGATGACCGAAGTACGGACTCATCCCAAACTGCACATGAGTCTGCGCACCCAGCAGCTCTACGCCCTGTTGGACAAGGGGCTTCGGAATCTTAGGTCCCTCGGGGCCATCATGATCAGAAAGTTCCCAGAGAACGTCCCAGAAAGGGCCTTGGTACTGCTAGAGGGGGAAAGCCTCGAAAAACACCTCAAAAAGTGAAAATTCGACCTGTTCGGTGGGCATAAGGATAGTGAAGGGACAATCTAATCAATGTCCTTACAACCCAACAACAGGAGATCGAAAATGACTGCACAGAACACGGCGGAGAACCAGGGTGGGGGCGAAGGCAACAACACGGCCCCCAAGGCCCCCAGGGCGCCGACCGCCAAGGACATGGGCGAGCTGCGCGACGGACTGAAGATGGCTCAGATGGCCATCAAGTCCTTGTCCAAGGAGGACAAGAAGATCGCTCGCTCCTTGCTGTCGGAACTCGGCGTCGGCCGGGGCAGCGAGGCCAGCGAAGAGGAAGACGAGAGCGACGAGGGGAAGCCCTCGGAGAGGAACGTGGTGAAGCTCTCGCAGATCCTCAACAAGGTGGTGGCTCGCGAGAAGCTCACCAAGAAGGAGCGGGAAATCGTCGATGACTTCCAGTACGACGAGGGCTACCACACGGCGGGCCCCGGCTTCTGGGGGTTCATGGGCGAGCTGACCGGCTTCTCGGATGTGAAGCGCGCCTTCAAGGCGAAGGGCTTCAACAACCGGGCCGGTGGCGCCATGGCAGCGGGAGCGAAGGGCTTCGGCCTGGGCTTCGGCGGCTACCAGGGCTACAAGCTCATCCGGGGCTGGCTCAGCAACTCGTAGTCGTCATCGAGGACGGCGGAGAAAGTCGGGGGTAAAACCCCGGTTTTCTTTTACTCGTGTTCCAGTGGGTAGTCGCTGACTGACGCTCCGAATGTCTGCGGGACACCGGTCTCCTTGTTCGGAGTGATGATGTCTGGACGTGGAACATCCAGCATGGATACCAGGAACATCAGCAGCAGGGAGTGCAACGTATCGTCCGTTTTACCCGGCGGTTTCTTGTACTCATTCATGCGGAGACGTTCGTTGTACTCCGTGAACATGTTGAGGATGTCGGACCCATACGGGTTCTCGAAGTCCTCCCAACAAGGTAGGTCGATCTTTCTTTGCTTGAGTGCTGTGTAGACAGCGGTGATGACTTCCGAACGGTGACACATCCACCGACCCAACCGCGGCTCCCAGTAGATCTTAGACTTCTGCCTGGGATTGTACTGATACTTGTGAACCTTCTGAGCACCGAACCTTCTGATCAGTTTGTCATTCTGGAAGAAACCACCGCCGTAGTCCACCCCTATCAGACGGACCTCCAGCTGAGACAGTATCTGGCTGATCAGATCTAACTGCCGCTCTGGTTCGAGGTCCTGTCCGGTGAACCGGTGAACCCAGAAAGTCGTGAAGTTACCGCTACCTAGATACCCACCCAGGGACATGACTGTGTAGCTGGCGCTTTCCCCAGGCCCCCAGTCGATACCGGCGTAGATGGTACGACCACGAGCCAGCTCCTTGAAAGACTCGATATCCAGAATTCGGATCTCCGGCTTGCAGCACTTCTGCAACTGCACCTTGGTGATGGGACGAACACCGGAGTCGTAGGACATCCCCAGCTTCTCGTTCATGAACTGAGCGCGGGGGTACTGCTCGAGAGCCTCCACTATTTCACCCCAGTCCACCCAGGGGACCATGATCTGAGGAATGCGGTAGCCATCGAACGTGACCTTGTCCTGGTTCGACTCCTTCATCGGATTCATAGAAGCCCACTTCGCCTTGGGGTGAGACGCAGAGATAGCCTCACCACAGCGGTCACAGATCAAAGAAGTCTTGCCTATGTTTTTGACCCCCAAAACATTCCAATGCCAGCTACTGGAGTTCTTGGGTGTTCCGTGATGCTCACAAGGTACGACCCATTCGTTCTGGGTGGAGAACTCTGTCCAGTAGAACTCGATGGTGTTGTCCATGGACTTCGGTGTTCCCGAGTACATGAACAGCTTGTAGCTGGAGTGGAACGCACACTGCTCGATGACCGGGATGTTGTCGATCAGAATGTCTTGAATCTCATCAATAAGGATTTGATCCGCAGGAATACCACGAACACGGTCAGCTGTAAGGTACGCATATCTGAGCCTGATCTGTGAGTAGTTGATGAACTTCTTGAAGAAGACCGCTTGGTTCATACCGCCTGGGACGTATGCCCGTAGCAGTGGGGACGAATCCATAACATCCTTCAACCGATCGTTGGAGAAGACCTTCGCCTGTTCCGCGGAAGGGGAGACGTACAGCGACCTGAAGTTGTTGGTGAGTGCTGAGTAGCAGAGGATGCGGTTGCCGATGGTAGTGGACTTCTCCACCTGCCGGCCGCACTTCAGTAGGACGCGCTGAGCTTTGGTATCGTAGATCTGCCGGAGGTACTCGCGTCCCTCGAACGTGAAGTCGCTGACCTTTCCTGCCTCTGGGATACGGATAGCTGTTTCTGCAAACTCGGATGGATGAATGTTGAAGATGCGTTCATCTTTCGAGGGATCTAAGTGATCTGCGGGATTTTCTTGCTCTGCATCAAAGCCGTAGTCAACGACGTTGCCTTCATCATCGAAGTCTACCCACGGTTCTCTGACAAGCGTATCCCTGGAGATCGAAATTGAACTCCTTGATCGAAGCATTTTTGCAGCCGTGAGGTCTATTGTTGCCATCTGAAAACTTCTGCTCGTCTTGGTATAAGAAGA